AGAAAGCCGCGGGCAAAACCCCTGAACGGATGCGAAGCCCTGGTGACCCAGGCGCCCCAACATCCAAAGCCTTTAAACAAAGTGCCAAAACGGCAAAAACCAAATGACACCTGACCAAATTGCTAAACGCCTGGCTGAACTGCAAGAACTGGCGAAGCAACACGAATCCATCCTGTTGCAGATCAGCGGCGCCATCCAAGAGTACAACCGTGTACTGGCTGAAATGAGCCAAACCAAAGGAGCCGACAATGCCGCTGACCAAATCGACATCGAACAAAGCGTTTGAAAAGAACATCAAGGCCGAAGTAAAAGCGGGCAAGCCTGTTAAACAGGCTGTCGCTATTGCTTATTCCGTCAAGCGCGAAGCCGCCAAGAAACCAGCCAAGGGTAAGAAATGACCGCCGAAGCCACCGTCAAACGGCGGGGGCGACCTAAAGCTGACCAGCCCCCAGCCGCACTGCCAGCCGAAAAGACAAGCGGACGTCCGCCCAAGTACAGGGACGAGTTTGCCGATCAACTAATTGAATTCTTTAAGCAGCCGCCCACCAGGGAAGTTGTGGTTAAGGACGCCAAGGGCAATGAAACCACGCAAATCTTGCCTGGCTTTTTCCCGACACTTGCGCGATTTGCAACTAATATCGGTGTGTGCCGTGACACGTTGCACGATTGGTCGGTCGCCAAAAATCTGGACGGAAGCCTGAAGCATCCGCGTTTTTCCGACGCCTATAAAATAGCTAAGAGTTTGCAAGAGGCAAATCTGGTCGAAGGGACGATCACGGGCGCGTATAACAGCACGTTCGCCATCTTTACGGCCAAAAATGTCCTGGGCTGGCGCGACAAGGTGGAGCAGGAAATAACCGGCAAGGACGGCGCCCCGCTTGCGGGCATTCAAGTCATGTTTGTAAGCCCCGATGGATCAGAGCGCGACATCGAGCATTGACCAGGCGGTCGCCAAGGCCCAGTTCCCAGTCAAGCTGGAAGGACTGTTCCGCAAAAGCCGGTACAAAGTTTTGTACGGCGGGCGCGGTGGCGCCAAGTCATGGGGGATTGCCAGGGCGCTGTTGATCCTGGGCGCTAAGAAACCCATGCGAATCCTGTGTGCGCGTGAGTTTCAGATCAGCATTAAGGATTCCGTCCACAAACTGCTGTCCGACCAGATTGAAGCCCTGGGGTTGCTGGGCTTTTATGAGATTACGCAGACCAGCATCCGCGGCACCAACGGCACCGAATTCGCGTTCATTGGCCTGAAGAACAATCCGACCAACATCAAGTCGTTTGAGGGCGTGGACATTTGCTGGGTTGAGGAAGCGCAAAGCGTCAGCCGCATATCCTGGAAAACTTTGATCCCGACCATTCGTAAGCAAGAATCAGAAATTTGGGTGTCATTCAACCCTGAACTGGAAACGGACGAAACTTACCAGCGGTTTGTGGTCAACCCGCCGCGGGACTGCATTAGCATCAAAATCAATTACTGGGACAACCCGTGGTTCCCCGAAACGCTAAAGCTGGAAATGGAAGCCAGCAAGGCCCGCGATTTTCAGGAATACCAGCAAGTTTGGGAAGGCATTTGCCGTCAGACTGTTGATGGCGCTATCTTCGCCAACGAAATGATGCGGGCTGAAGCTGACGAACGCATCACCAAAGTGCCGTATGACCCAACCAAGCCCGTTCACGCGGTGTGCGACCTTGGGTGGTCTGACGCCACGGCCTGGTGGTTCATTCAATTTGTCGGTATGGAAACGCATTTGATCCGGTATTTTGAGGACAACCAGCGCACAATGACCAGCTATTTGGCCGAACTTCAGACCTTTGGGTATGTCTATGACACGATTTGGCTACCGCACGACGCGCAATCCAAAACCTTGGCCGCGGCGGGCCGGTCGATTGAGGACATTGTGCGGAATGCGGGCTACAAAACCCGCATCCTGGATCGCGTCCCCGTGGTGGATTCTATTAATGCCGCCCGAACTGTATTCCCAAACTGCTATTTTGATCGCGATAATTGCGCGGATGGATTAAACTGTTTGCGCCATTATCGTTACGACGTTGACCCTGAAACCGGCCAATTCAGCAAGCAACCGCTGCACGACCAGTATTCGCATGGCGCCGACGCGTTCCGCTATATTGCGTTGATGATTAAGGAACCAGCCAAGGTTAAAAAGCGGCCAGTGATGGCCCATGCTGGCGGGTGGATGGGCTGAAAGGACTAAAACATGGCATGGCAAGATACCGACATTGACGACCGTATTGGCGAGGCGATTAAATTCCTGCGACTGGTCGGGGAAGCCGATTCCCAAAACCGAGCCGAAGCCTTGGGCGATTTGAAGTTTGCAGCCGGTGACCAGTGGCCGGTCGAGATTCAAAACAGCCGCAACCTGGAATCCCGCCCCTGCCTGACCATCAACAAGATCGACGCCTATGTGCGTCAGGTCACCAACCAGCAGCGCCAACAGCGCCCCCGCATCAAGGTGCATCCGGTCAACAACGAAGGCGACCTAAAAATCGCCCAGGTGATCGAAGGCATTACCCGCCACATCGAAGTCAATTCCAACGCCGACACCGCTTACGACACTGCGTTTGAGTACGCGGTCAAAATGGGCTGGGGTTACTGGCGCATCACGACCAACTATGTGTCGGAAGATTCGTTTGACCAGGAAATTTACATCGAGCCGGTCAACGACCCGTTTTCGGTCTACTTTGACCCGAACAGCGTTTCGCCCGACGGGTCGGACGCCGAGCGTTGCCTGGTTACCAGCGTCATGTCCAAGCGGGATTTCCGCCAGCAATACCCTGGCGCGGATGACGGCGCGAACTTCAGCGCCAGATCGACCGGCGATTCGGACGCTGAATGGGTGACCAAAGAGGATATTCGCGTGGCCGAATACTGGTACGTTGTCCGCGAGAAAGCCACGCTGGTTTTGTTGTCTGATGGCACCAGGGTTTACGAGGATGAACTGCCGTCGGCCGAAGTGCTGGACGCCAGCAAAATCACCATCATGGATTCGCGCCCGTCCTACCGCCGCAAGGTCAAGTGGTGCAAGCTGACCGCGATGGAAGTGCTGGAAGAACAGGAATGGCCAGGCAAATACATTCCGATTGTGCCGTGCTACGGCGCCCAGGTGGTGGTCGAGGGCAAGCGCAAAAAGTATGGATTGGTGCGGTTTGCCAAAGACCCGCAGCGGATGTACAACTTTTGGCGCACCAGCATGACCGAATCCATTGCCCTGGCACCGAAGCCCAAGTGGCTGCTGGCCGAGGGGCAAGACGAGGGCCACGAATCCGAATGGGCGCTGGCGAATATCAAGTCAACGCCGGTTTTGCGCTACAAGCAAAAAGACATCGAGGGCGTTCCGGCCCCCGTGCCGCAACGCATCCAGCCAGAGCCGCCGCCCGAAGGCATTATGGTGGCCGCGGGTGCGATTGCTGACGACTTGAAAACGGTGCTGGGCATATTCGACCCGTCACAAGCCCTGCCTGGCAACATTTCGGGCAAGGCATTGCAGGGTCAACAGCAGCAAGTTGACCTGTCGAATTTCCACTTTTACGACAACATGACCCGCAGCATCAAGCACACGGGCAAAATCATTCTGGACTTGATCCCGAAAATTTACGACACCCAGCGGGTGTTGCGGATTATCGGCGTGGACGGCAAACCGGACATGGTAACCATCAACGAAGCCCAGGCGACCGGCGAAGTGATGAACAACGTGACCGTCGGCCTGTATGACGTGGTGATGGACACCGGCCCAGGCTACAACAGCAAGCGCGAACAGGCTGTCGAAACCATGATGCCGCTGATGGCCGACCCGCAAGTGTTCCAGGCTGCGGGCGATTTGCTGTTCCGCAACATGGATTTCCCTGGCGCCGACATTATTGCCGACCGCTTGGCCGCCATGAACCCGCTGGCGCAGATCGACGAAAAGTCCGACGTGCCGCCACAGTTCCAAATGAAGCTGATGCAAGCCGAAAAAACGGTTGCCGATATGCAGCAGCAAATGATCGCCATGCAGTTGGAGATTAATAACCGCGGTCAAGTGGCTGCCATCCGCGAGGAAGGCCAAAACCGTCGCAAGTTGATGGACGTTATTAGCCGCGCCTACAACACCGACACAATCAACGAAGCCAAGGTTAATCAGACCAACATGAAGGGCGTGACCGACCAGAATAAGATGGAACTGGACGCCCTGGTCAAGCTGGTGCTGGGTGGATTGCCGGTCGGTGCGTTGGCCGCGGAGATTGAGCGCCGCAACCAGGAACAAAAGGAAGCCGCGGCATTTGCTGAAATGGAAGTTAATCAGACCCAAAACCCGTTTCTTCAGGCCGGTCAGGAATTAATGGCGCAGCCAATGGGTGGCCAGCCAATGCAGCCACCAATGCAACCGCCAATGCAGCCAGAAATGCAGCCGCAACCGCCTGAAATGCAGGGTCAACCAGGCATGGCGCCTGGGATGATGTGATTGACAGGTTAAGTATTCGGGTTGACAATAACCCAAGCCTACCGATGGGCTTTCATCGGGTTAATTCGTAGGGGTTACCTATGTCGGAAGTGCAAGAACGTCTGGCGGCGAATATCGTCACCAGTGATAATTTAGCGGAATTCACAGCCCAAAAACTTGGTTTAGTTGACACGCCAGCAAACGAGGCGGCAAGCGATGACGCAAACAGCGCCGCAGCCGAGCCGGATGACCAGGCAGATCAAAGTGAACAGGACAGGGAAGGGGATGACGCGACAGCAACAGAGGAACCGAAGGAAAAGAAGCCGAATCCTAAGTTAGAGCGTCGGTTTTCAGAGATTACCAAGCAACGTGAAGCAGCCCGCGAAGAAGCGCGGCGAGAGCGCGAAGCCAGGGAAGCGATGGAAACCAGGCTAAAGGAACTGGAAGCTAAGGTCAATCCGCAACCGGCGCAAGCCGACCAGGATGAAATTGGCGAGGAACCGAAGCCAGAGCAGTTCAGCGATATGTACGAATACGCGAAAGCGTTAGCCGAATATACCGCTGACAAAAAACTGATGGAACGGGACAGGGAAGAAAAGGCCCGCAAGGCCGCGGTTGAACAGGAAGCGAAGTTTCAAGCCTGGGCAGACCGTGTGAACGCAGCCAAAAACGAACTGCCCGACTTTGATGACATGGTGCAAAGCAGCGATGTACGGGTGTCTGACCCAGTACGCGATGCCATCATCGAATCAGAGCATGGCCCAAAAATTTTGTATTACTTGGCCGAAAACACCGAGTTTGCAAAGAAATTGGGCGATATGTCAGTTGTTTCTGCCGTTCGAGCCATTGGCAAGATCGAAGCCCGTTTCGATAAGGATTCAAGCACTGAACCTGCGGCAAAGCCTGTTGTTGGGAAGTCAAAAGCGCCAGCGCCGATTAATCCGCTGCGCGGTGCGGTCAACACGGTTGACGCGAACCTGGATGCCGATGGCAATTTCCATGGTACGTTTCAACAATGGAAAGCCGCCCGCATGGCCAAGAAAATCCGCTGACAACTAACCTTTTTTTAAGGAAACTGAAATGTCCAACAATCTGCTAACCATTAGCAAGATCACCAACGAAGCGTTGATGGTCTTGGAAAACGAACTGACTTTTACGTCTGAGGTAAACCGCGAGTACGACGACCAGTTTGCCGTCGTAGGCGCAAAGATTGGTAACACCCTGAACGTCCGTCGTCCTGGCCGTTTCATCGGTACTACCGGCCCTGCCCTGAACGTTGAAGATTTCAACGAAACCAGCATCCCCGTGACACTTTCGACCCAGTTCCACGTCGATACCCAGTTCACGACCCAAGACCTGGCACTTTCGCTTGATATGTTCAGCGACCGCGTACTGAAGCCCGCTATCGCTGCAATCGCCAACAAGATCGACTTTGACGGTCTGACTATGGCAAAAAACAGCACCGCCAACATCGTTGGCACTGCTGGCGTTCCCCCGACTGGTCTGATTACTTATCTGACCGCCCAGGCATATCTGGATTCGGAAGGCGCACCCCGCGATGGCCGCCGTTCGTGCATCATCGAGCCGTTCACCAGCGCAACCATCGTTGACAGCCTGAAAGGTCTGTTCAACCCGCAGTCGGCTGTCAGCACCCAATACCAAAAGGGTCTGATGGGTCGTGATTCGGGCGGCATGAACTGGAAAATGGATCAGAACGTTATTTCGCAAACGTTCGGTGCATGGACTACGACCGCTGGCACTCTGACCGCTAACACCCAAAGCATCGGTATCAACACCGGCTGGGCATCGTCGTCGACCATCACGCTGACCCACAGCGCCGGTCTGACACTGCGCCAAGGCGACGTGATCCAAATTGCAAACGTGTTTGCAGTCAACCCACAGAGCCGTCAGGCATATGGTTCAAACAAGGCCCGTAACTTTGTGGTTCAGTCCACCGTTACTGGTTCCGGTTCGTCCACCATGCAAGTGACTGTTGTTCCGGCCATCATCACTGGCGGCCAGTTCCAAAACGTCACCATCCCGACCACTTCCGCAACTGCAACGGTCACCCCGTTCAGCATCGGCACGTCGGCAACTGGCACTGTCAGCGCACAAAACATCGTGATGCACCGCAACGCATTCACGCTGGCCACCGCTGACTTGGAACTGCCTGACGGTGTGCATTTTGCTGGCCGTGCGTCTGACAAGGAACTGGGCCTGTCGATTCGTGTTGTTCGTCAATATACGATCAACAACGACAGTATCCCGACCCGTCTGGACGTGCTGTATGGCTGGGCGCCGCTGTACCAGGAACTTGCTTGCCGTGTCGCGGCCTAACCATCAACATTGAAAGGAAACTGACATGAGCAATCCAGGCCCAGCATCTACCCAAACCGCGCATCCGTCGAACCTGGCCACTAATCAGGCATTGCGCCTGTTGGCCAGCGCCCAGGGTGTAAACCTTAACTCCGTGGCTGATACGGTCGCCAATATCATCAATCGTATTGGCAACATTAGCGTTCAAAGCATTATTGTTGCGAACGCAAGCGTTGACCTGACCACGGCACAACTGGCCGTTTACACTGGCCCAGGCGCGACTGGTACGGCAATCAAAACCGCTTATGCGCTGACCGGTAATTCGGCCAACGACAAAGTGGTGATTACCGCGGCCACTGACACGGATGCAATTACTGTGGATCAACTCTACATTCGTTGCACCACTGCACAGGGTGCGGCGGCTACCGCCGACGTGTTCATTTATGGTTACGACCTGACTTTCCTTTCCTAATCGGAAATGAAATAATGAACTGGGAAAGCCGCCCCAAAAGGGGTGGCTTTTTCGCTTTTGAAGCCTATAATTTCGCAAGGAAAGGGGAACACTCATGCTGCCTAATTTCAGACCCAACGGCCCGACAAGCCGCATTACTGTCGCCACGTCGGCCACCACCCCCCTGCAAATCAACCCCAATACCAACGTCGAAAACAACTACGTTGCGCTGATTAACATTGGTTCAGCCACGGTTTCGGTTAGTTTGGGGACGACTTCAGGGACAACGCCAACACCGGTCATTCCGCTGACCACCGCATCGACGCCTGGTATTGTGCTGCCGCCCAACATGATTTATCCAATTGTGGTGCCAGCGCCCCGCAATGGTTTTTTCGTGTCTTTGATCGGCAGTGCCGCAAACGGCGACGTTTATATAACGCCATTGTCCGCGGGGTAAAGCATGACCAACCAGGTCGCCAACCAGCAGACGACGAATATCGTAC